CATTATCTACCTGTTGAACCTTATTTCATAAATTGGGGGGTAAAGGATTAAATACTATGGGCTACACACACGAAACAACACGCATAATCGACCCGTACCTGCCACATATCAAATCCGTGGTAGATTTAGGCGCGCAAAACGATTACCGGGTACCATTACCTGCACCTTATACTAAAGACAGTTACTATGGAGGCAAAGACTACGAAGCCATTGACATATCAGGTGAGAATGGAAGCACCCCGTTGGACTTATCCAAGTTGCACAGATTTGAAAAGCAGTTTGATTTACTTGTGGATGCCGGCACCTCTGAACACGTTGGCACAGGAGGGAAGCATGACATCAAAGCAATCTACAACTGCTGGAAGAACAAGCACAACCTTGTTAAAGTCGGGGGATTCATTGTCAGCGAAAACCCAAAGACAGGGAACTGGCCGGGGCATGGATTTAATTACTATACAACGGATTTTTATAAGTTACTCGCTGCCTTTGGTGAGTATTCTCTTATTGATCTCGGTGAGCATCCGGCAATGGGTAACACAACCGACGGTTGGAATGTTTACTGCGTTATGCAGAAAACTAAAGAGGAGTTTATAACACTCGAGAAATTCAAGAAGTGTGGTATCGCAACAAGTTAAGCAGATAAAGGCGACATCGGTATTCTATGCCAACAAAGAAGCATACGAAAAGGGATACCCGATAATCTGCAATGAGGGGGGATCACGATCGTCGAAATCATTCTCCATTGTTCAACTGCTGATTCAGATAGCAACTACGCAGCGTAACAAGCGTATCAGCATAGTATCCCATTCACTCCCACACATCAAACGGGGAGCATACAGGGATTTCAAGACCATTATGGAAGAATGGAATATGTGGAAGGATGAAGATTTTAGCTTCACCGATTTCATCTACAAGTTCCCCAATGGCAGTTATATAGAATTATTCGGGTTAGAAGACGAACAGAAAGCAAGGGGGCCGGGTAGGGATATTCTTTTCGTGAATGAAGCGAACCTTATCCGCAAAGCACTATTCGACCAATTGGCCATGCGTACAACGGGAACTATCTTTTTAGATTGGAACCCTGCGGACTTCGTATCATGGGTGTACGATGTGGCCGACAATCCAAACAACAAGCGGATAAAATCTACTTACATACACAACAAAGGCAACTTATCCCAAACACAGATAGACATCATTGAAGGGTATAAGAACCTGCCCGATGACTTCATGTGGAAGGTGTACGGATTAGGCGAAAGGGGTGCCGCAAAGGAGATAATCTATACCAAATGGCAGATAATAGACAAGATGCCGGAGGGGGGAGATATGTTCTATGGTTTGGACTTTGGATATGTTCACCCACTTGCACTCGTCAACGTATGTCATTACGAAGGGGCTAATTATGTCAACGAATTGATTTACAAATCTGGGTTAACTCCATCCGAAATAATCAGGGAAGTGAAAGACCACATTAGCGACCGCAAACCGGTGTACTGCGATGCAGCCGAACCCAAAAGCATTGAGGAACTTTACAGGGGTGGTATCAATGCACAGGCAGCGAACAAAGAAGTATGGCCGGGAATATTGAAAGTTAAATCTTATCCGTTGTACGTTACTGCAAACAGTAAGAACATCATTCGGGAGTTGCAATCGTACAAGTGGAAGAAGGATAAGAACGATAATGTGATTGATGAACCGGTGAAAGAGAATGATGATGGATTAGATGCAATGCGCTATGCCATCTTCACCCACTTGCACAAGCCGCAATTTCAGGTGGCAGTATGGTAGGCGAATTAATCGTAATTTTGCCAGTAACAAATAATAACTTATGGGTTTATTCGATTTCCTTAAACGCAAGGCAGCACCCGTTAAATCACCTGTTCAAGTTTCAATCGAAAGGGGATTGATAACTTGGGATGGTCAGAATCAGGCAGAAATTGTTAGGGATAGTTACATCGGCAATGACTTGGTATATGCCATCATTCAACTGATTACCCAAAAGGCGAAGATTGCACCCTGGGGAGTGTATAAGGTGAAGGACAAGGCGAAAGCAAAGCAGTATCAGGCGAAACTAAACTCACCCGTTACTATTGACCTCAAAGAACTAAAGGAACTGAAAGAACAGGCCTTTGAACTATACGAAGGCGATGCCCGGCTAAATGAGTTGTTGAAATATCCGAATAGCGAAGATTCATGGAGCGACCTTATCGAGCAATGGGTAGGGTTTAAGAAGATCACGGGCAATTCCTTTGTTTATGCGAAAATGGTGGGCGATGCATCTGTGAACAAGGGCAAGCCAATGGAACTCTATGTACTACCTGCACAATACATGGCCGTTAAAGTTGACATTGAACAATTCCCACCAAAGAAAGTAGCTTATCAGTTGTACTATGGTCAGTACATACCATTCAACACGATTGAGATCCTACATGATAAATACTTCAACCCTGAATGGTCAGCAACCGGAGGGCAGTTGTATGGGTTATCACCTTTACGGGCGGCAAGCAAGGTGTTAACAAGGTCGAATAGTGCAAAGGAAGCATCTGTTGCCATGTTTGATAATATGGGGCCGTTAGGAGTACTTTATATGGATGATATGAGATTCGATCCGTTAAGTGGTGGTCAACAAGCACAGGCACTTAAAACACAATTATCAATGTCATCCGGTGCAGGCAAGTATGGAAGTGCAGCCATTAGTGCATATAAGGTTGGATGGCAGCAAATGGGCCTACCTGCAAAAGATCTGCAACTAATCGAAGCAGAGAAATGGGATAAGGAAGCGTTATGCTCAATCTATGGTGTACCACCTGTACTGTTAGGTTCGCAAGATGCAGCCACTTATAACAATATGCGTGAAGCGGAGAAATCGCTGACTTTACGGGCAGTACTTCCCGAATTAATTGCCATTCGGGATAACCTTAACCGGAAGATGAAAACGGATTGGGGGTACAAGAATACCGACATATTCGTGGACTTTGACCTTACCGTATATCAGGAACTTGAAGCCAACAGGGAAGCGCAGGCGCAATGGCTGAATACTTCATGGTGGCTGACACCGGAACAGAAACTAAAAGTAATGGGAATCGCACCCGATCCGAATGTGCCGCTTGAAGATTATCAAAAGTTGTATATCCCACAAGGTTTGATGCCAATGGATGACTTCACTAATCTGCCAGATGTACCGCCAACTTTATAACAAATACCGGAAGAAATACAGGGTGCTAATCAAGAAGGAACTTGATAAGCAATGCAAAGCTATACTCAATGGCGAACAACCCGACCAAAGCGGACTAAAGCGTATTATAAGCCAACTGCACCAAGGTGCAGGAATGACAATGGCTAAATACAACTATGATAAGATTAGGCGCAAAGCAGGTATAAAGGATAACTTGACACCGCAACAAAGATGGGCGATAGTGATTAAGATGTTCCTTGATCAAGGATTAACTATGCTGACCGATGGCATCACATCAACCACAAAGGAAACTATCCGCAAGGTATTAATCAAAGGGATGCAGGAAGGGTGGAGCATAACCCAAATGATGACCGAACTCGAAAAGTCAGGTATCAATGCTTACCGTGCCGAACTGATTGCCCGTACTGAAACAACAAGGGCCGCAAATCAGGGTGCATTGTTAGGTGCCGTATCAACAGGACTGCAGACCGAAAAGGAATGGATAGCGATAACCGATGATAGGACAAGGCGCATCCCTCGTGATAAGTTCGACCATTTGCACATGGATGGTAAGCGTGTGGCAGTAGATGAACCGTTTTTAGTGCCAAAGGAAAATGATTTGAACATACTTGGAGTTAAGTCAGGTGAAGAAATGGAATACCCTGGTGATAGCAGAGCAAGTGCAGGGAACGTGTGTAACTGCAGATGCACCGTTGGATTTGAAGTAGTGAGGGATGAAAACGATATGCCCGTATCAATACAAGGCAACTTAAGAGGGCCGGCCGGCACCCTGTGGAGTATGTGGAATAATAGCTTATTTTTGCAATTACAAATGTTGATAAATGAAGCAATATAGCGTTAAGGATATAATGAATGGGGTTGAAGATGTTGACAAAGAAAGCCGCAAGGTGAAAGCCGTATGGGCAAGAATGAGCAATGTTGACCTTGACAATGACATTATCAGTCCTGCTGCATTTACAAAGACAATCAATGAAAGAGGGCCGCAAGGTAAAAACCTTATATGGTCATTGGTTGACCATAAGACTTCTATGAAGTATGCTTTGGGTAAGCCGAAAGAGTTATACGTTGAAGGCGATGCACTCATAGCCGTAACTGAAGTTATTGAAACGGAAATGGGTGAAGATATGCTGAAATTATATGAAGCAGGTCTTATCAATCAGCACTCAATCGGTTTTAGCACAATCAAATCGGAGATGGATAATTCAACAGGCATCCGCACCATTACAGAACTTATGCTCTATGAAGGTAGTGCCGTTTTATGGGCAGCAAACCCCGAAACACCTACTATATCCATCTACAAAGGAATGGATGCAGAGGTAGTGAAGGAAACGCTAAACGGGAGATTAGAGAAACTAATCAAAGCGTTCAAGCACGGCACATTCACAGATGAAACATTCTCCCTATTGGAGATTGAAATAAAGCAAATCCAAACTGCAATAAACGAAATCACCACTCAACCCGCAGCGAAAGCAGTCGAGCCGGAATCAACTGTTGTATTGGATGCACTCAAACAATTAAATAACAGATTTAAAACACTTGTAAAATGACACAAGAACAAATCGCTGCGGAGGTTAAATCTATCGGTGATAACCTTACGCAAGTATTGGCAAATAGTGCCAATGCAAAAACCGATGCCGCTGAAGCTAAATCCGTTGTAGCCGGACTTCAAAGCAAACTCGAATCAGTTGCAACTGCTGCTGAACTGAAAGAGTTTAAAGATGCAATGCAATCTCAATTCGATGCCCTGACCACTAAAGTTAAGAAAGGTCAACCCGAAGGAAAATCATTCAGCGAAGCACTTGCCGAGAAACTCGAAGGAGTTAACATCGAAGCTGAAATGAGAAAGAACGGCCGCCTTCACCTCGAACTGCCTGAAGTAAAGACAATTACTCTTGCTTCTAACTTGTCCGGTGATAGCGTTGCGACTTACAATAGCCGTCAAGCAATCAACCCTGCACAGTTGGTTAACTTCCGGGATTTCGTGCCTACCACTCAAAGCCCTACCGGTTTGTATGTTACTTATCGTGAGGCAGCAGGTAACGCCAACAACATCGCTGCACAACTCGAAGGATCACTCAAGCGTGAGAACGATTACTCTC